AGACTTCTACTCTCAGGGGGGCAACTCATACAATTGCTTCTGCGCCAATGTGCCCTGCCTGCTTGACGATGACGGCAATCTCTACAACGAAGGGTTATCTGAAAAACTCGCTAAAGAGCGGGAAGATTGGAAGCCTGAAACTTAATCCACACAGGTCGCCACGGCGGCCTTTTTTATTGCCTGAAATCCACCAATGAGGACTCAGCATGAGCGTGTGTAAGTGCAGAGGTCTTTGCGTTTGTAAGGCGAAAAAGCTACTAGCAGACATAGCCAGAAAGCATCGGGCGTCTGGTGGTTATCAGCCTAATCAGCCGAAATATTCAACCGAAAAACTCCAAGCACCTCCCAAAAAACGTTAAGAGGACTCAGCATGAAGCGCACTCGCGTTAACGTGCTGTCGGTCATCAACTCCGCCTCCAATATCTCACTCGAAACAATCGACGGTAAAGAGCACTACGTGGTCAAGGACGTATGTCCGCTATATGACAACTGCGTGCTCAATGGCGGACTGTACCCGACAGAAGAGAACGACAAAGGCTATCTGAGCCTTAATGAAGTACCCATGCCATTCGGTCACCCCAAGGTGGCTGGCAAGCATGTCAGCGCGAGAAACGTTCAGGCTCTGAATGATTTCTACATCGGTGCCTACTCACTCAATGCGCGCAAAGTTAACGGGCGCGTGCTGGTTGATGCGCGAGTTGATAAGCGATTCGCCGAAGGCTCTGAGCATGGCAAGCAGGTTGTCGAACGCCTCGATGCCATGATGAATGGGCAATCAGTCGATCCTATCTGCATCTCAACCGGTCTTAACCTCAACAAGATTCAGGCCAACGGCAAAGCGCCTAACGGCAAGAACTACGGCTGGATTGCTACCAACCAGCAATACGACCACATCGCTATCCTGCTAAACGAACCGCCAGCCGGAACGCCTGAAGAGGGTATCGGAATGTTCGTCAACAGCCAGGGTGAAGTGATGGACGTCGAGCAGGTGAATCTCAATGACGCGTCCGACTGCCGCCGTGATGGCCTGATGAACAAGATTAAGTTCTTCATGACCAATGATCACGGCATGTCGTTTGACGAGATCGCCTCATCCCTGCGCGAAGCAATCCGCATCCCAAATGGTGACTCATGGCGCTACATCGTGAGCGTTTACCCGGACTCTTTCATCTACGAAGAAGAGAAGAAAGGCACGCCGGGCCAGTCACTGTTCAAACAGAAGTACCTCATCTCTGACAGGGCAGTAACGCTTGTCGGCGAACCTCAAGAAGTCGTGCGCAAACCCACTGAGTACGAAATTAAAACTAACGGAGAAGACAATCCGATGAAACAACTGATTATCAATGCGCTTCAGGCGAAAGGTAAGCCGACCGAAGGCAAAACCGAAGCCGAGCTGATGGATGCCTATAACGCGATGGTGGCAGAGGATGCAAAGGCAGCCGAAACGCCAGAAGAGAAGGCCGCCAGACTGAAGAAAGAGGCTGATGTTAAGGCTGCAAAAGATGCAGCAACCAACAGCGATGAAGCGCCAGCCTGGTTCAAGCCATTTTCTGACGATTTGGCTGCTGTTAAATCTGGTCTGACTGCGAACGCAGACCAGCAGCGCACAGAAATGCGTACCGCAGTGAAAGCTAAGTTCAGCATGACCGATCTGGCAGTGAACGCGCTGGACGGCGAACCGTTGAAAGAACTGTTTGCTCAGTGCCAGACATCAACCGGGCTTAGCGGTGCATTCCGCCAGACCAATTCCCAAGAACCAGTCAGCGTAATGCCGGATTAAGGAGCAAAACAAAATGGCTAAAGACGGTAAGCACGTAATTCACGCGGGCGGTGTATTCCCGAACCCAACTCTCAACCGTGAAGGCCGCGCAACTGCGGTTAAACCAGGCACTCTCGGCTTCTTCGATGCTGGCGTGTTCAAAGCATCCGTAGATGGCAGCGAAACTGCAATCATCTACGCCGCCGATTTCGACTACCTGCGTTGCAAATCAGTCGATGACACCTTTGCGGTTGACGATCTGCTTGTTGCAATCCACCCACTGCCGGGAATGTTCCTGAACGTTCGCGCTGCGGCTGGCACCTACAAAAAAGGCGATGCCCTTTCAATCGTTAACGGCCAGGTGAAGAAATGGGCCACCGGAGAGGCTGACCGTTGCTACTGCGACGAAGAGCGCTCAATTACCGCCGCTGCTGGCGACCTCATTCGCGTAGTGATTAAGTAAGGAGTCACTGAATGCTTGTTTATTCTAAATCGCTGGGCGAAAAGACCGGCAACCTGGCTGTTAACCAATACCAGTTCGGTATGCTGACGCAAGAGCGTGATGCGGCGATGAACCATCAGGGCGTTAACGTCATGAAGGAACTTGCCGATCGCATTACTGCTATCAACCAACTGCAGGGCATCAACGCCGTTCGCTCCCCGGCTGACCTGTACAAAGCGTTTGACCAGACTGTTCTGCGCCAGTTCGAGCCGAACACCGAATTCACGCTGTTCAACGACCTGATGCCGCTGTCACGCTCCGTGCGCATCAATCAAACTGTGTACGAATACGCTAAGTCTGGCGGTCGCATGTGGGCGCACACCTCCATGTCAGGCCAAATCGGTGCGGCGCTGGATGCGGTTCAATACCAGTACGACGGCACCATGGTTCCGGTGCATGACACTGGCTTTAAGTTCCACTGGCGCGAACCTCGCCTGAACAACCCAGATGCTTTCGACATCATCGCTGATGCTCAGTTTGAGTCCACCAACGAAGTGCGCCGCCAGTATGTGGATTACATCTACAACGGCTACCGCGACGCTGAAGGCACTTACATCAAGTTTGATGATAAGACCTGGAAAGGCCTGAAGAACGATGAACGCGTGGCGATGGTCGACCTGAGCGCTTCCGGTCTGAATATCGACTTCACCGATCCAGCTGCAACAGCTGAGCAAATCCGTAATGCGGCAATCAAGCTGCGCGATACGCTGAAGCTGACCAATAACCAGTACGCAGCGCAAACCTGGTATGTATCCAGCGCCATCATCTCCAACCTTGAGCGCTACTACAGCGACAACTACCAGTCAGACACCATTCTGCAAGAGTTGCTGAAGCTCTCTGGTATCGCGGCAATCAAAGAAGATGCAGCGCTGACTGGCAATCAGATCCTGATTGTTCCGCTGACTGCTGGCGTGATCGCTCCGATTGTTGGCCAGGCGTTCGGCACCGTTGCCGACCCACGCCCGTTCTACAACAGCGATTACATCTGGCGCACCTGGGGTGCTGCTGGCTTGATGGTTAAGACCGATATCAACAGCAAGAAATCCGTCATCTACGCACACGGCTAAGAGGTCGACATGGCACTGGTAAAAGTAATTAGCGATAACCTTTTCTCCGGTGCCAATCTCCAGAAGGTGGAGGTTGGCTCGAAGGTTGAGGTTGCAGACAAGACAGCGGAGAAATGGGCGGCGGCGGGGTTGGTAGAAATTATCGAAGACCGCACCTTTGAAGTGGCGACTCCGGGCGATGATGCCCCTGAACAGCCTGAACAGCCTGAACAGCCTGAACAGCCTGAACAGCCTGAACAGCCTGAACAGCCTGAACAGCCTGAACAGCCTGAACAGCCTGTGGCTACGACCAAGAAAGGTAAATAACCATGGCTGACCCAATTACACCAGCAGATGTGCAGCAATTCCTCAGTGAATTGGGTTACGCCATTCCTGGCTCGCTACTGGATCCGATTCTGTGCCTGGTAAACAAAATCATTCCGTGTCTTGAAGGTGCTGGCTATGACGATTGCACCTCGAAGCTCATCCTGATGTATGCCGCTGCACTCATGGCCACATCATCCGGTGCTCGTCGCATCAAATCGCAGGGCGCACCTTCGGGCGCGTCACGCTCGTTTGATTACGGCGAGGACAGCACTGTATGGCTGCGTGATTCACTGGCGAAACTGGATACCAGCGGATGCACTGGCGAGTTGCCGATTAGCGCGGGTAACTCGGTGGGGCTGTTTTTAGTCGTTGGAGGTTGTTAGTGATGGAAGCAAAGGAAATTGTAGGCCTGCTGAATAAGCTGTTCAGTCTTGATGCCGATGCAGCAGCCAGGTTAATTGCACATCGCGTGGAGTGCAGCGAAGCACTTGCGGGTGATGACGTGCCATTTGTCTGCTCACGGTCGCGTGAAGGCGTACTTAATATGGGCGTTGTCGGATTCATGAATGCAATGGCTAAGCCTGGTACAGGTTATGCCGCTGCAGTTTATGACGATGACAAAAAGCTAACCGGCTTCAAGGTTGTTGGCGGCTGCTGATGTGGAAGCTCATAACTGAAAGCCTGCCGAAGCCATTCGCTCGCGTCTGGGTGAAAACGGATGCCGGGCGGGAGACCACCGGCTATCTGAAATCTGACGGTGAGTGGGTTATCAACTGCGTGACCATTCGCGCTACGGGTGCGGTAGTGGTTAGTTGGAGGGATGGCTGATGTCAGCAGTAGCTAATTGGAGTTATACGGCCACCGCTACGGCCTGGAAGAATCTCGGATTCAGCGATAGTGGTGACAGCCTGGGCTACTCAGCGCCAATCCCGATTCTATGCGACTACGAGGGCGGATTATCGAAGCGTATTGGCAGTATCGGCGCTGAGATAGTGGCTAAGAATACGATTTGGACTGAGTACGCTGACGCCAGCACAGGCGATTACATTCTCATCGGAACCAGTGTTGACCCAGACCCATTAAACGCCGGAGCTGACGAGGTGATGCAGGTCATTCGCTATGCCGATACGTTCGACCGTATTGCAGATGATTTTGCGATAATTACCGGGGTGTAGCTATGGCAGCCAAAGTAAAAGGCATTCGAGAAGCCCAGCAAAACCTGAACAAGCTAATCGACAATATTCAAAGCAAGAAAGCGGTAAGAGCCATTTACTCCGCACTGTTCATCATTGGCGCCGCTTCTGCTAAAGAAGTGCCACGCGATACTTCCACCCTTGTTAACTCTCAATTCCGTGAGGTGGAGACAAAGGGTGGGATGGTTCTCGGGAGAGTTGGCTACTCAGCTGCTTATGCCGCTGCCGTTCATGAAGCTCCTGGGAAATACCTGAACACCCAAACAGACCGTCCTGTTGGTCGCGGGGAAGCGCCTGGTTCTCGCGGCGTTATCTGGGGGCCGAACGGGAATCCCAAATTCCTGTACTGGCCTGCTAAAGACAGTGAGGGTGAGGTCAGGGCGGCAATCATTCAGGAGATGTCGCTATGACGCCAATGATGCACGAAAGAGTGCGAGATCTGTTTGTTGAGCGCTCGCTTACAGGGGCGGCAAAGGTTCAAGTCAGGTACTGGAAAGATACCGGTGTAAAAACGGACGCATTTGTTGTTTTTAGGCAGTCAGGTGGCACAGCCATCAGGAATGAACTTGGTTCTGAATATAGAGTTCAGGTGGATGTCATCGGCGTAAAAAATCAGGATGAAGCCGCTGAGAATATGGCTAATGCCATGCTTTCCTATGTGCAGGATTACCCCATGCCTAACGATTGCATTGGGCACATTGAGAATATCGGCGGCTTCCCAAGCCCTCAACTATCCACGGAGGGGCGCATTGTTTACAGCCTCATGTTTGCCTGTCTCTACGGGGAATAATTCCCATCAAACACTAACTAACCACCTTCGGGTGGTTTTTTTATGCCCTTAATACGAGGAAATGATTGTGGCGCAATGCACAACGAGTAATGAAAAGCTGTTTGGGCGAGCAATTGTCCTTGAAGTAGCTGATGGATGCGCTGATACGGTGCCGCTTGAGGCTGACTGGAAAGCGCTGGCTGCCGGTACAAGTAAAAGTTTCGACTTCTCACCGAACTCAGTGACAAGCGACGCCGATGATACTCAGGGATTTGTTGAGAACATCGTCACCAATGCTGACTTCACCCTCAGCTTCGAGGGCGAAGTTCGCAAGCAGGACAAGCTAGATCAATATGGCGTTGGTAAATTCATCAAGTATTTTACAGATGAAATCAAAGCGGCTCGCCAGCCGTCTCTGTGGGTTCGAATGGAGTTTGGCCCTGTTACCTTCATTGGCTACATGATTATCAATGCCCTGAGCTCGGACGGCGGCACAAACGACATCGTAACGTTTTCTACCGAGTTTAAGGTCGCAGATGCAAGCACTGTTCAAGTGCTGGATAACTCAGCGTCAGGCCCTCTGGTATTTGTCCGTGACCTTCCAGCGACCAAATCAGCAGATGCTGATAACGATGTGGTATGGGACGTCGAGGTTGGTGGTGGTCGCCCAGGGTACACATTTAAATGGTACTTCGGAAGCACGCTTATTGATCCCGCTATCAACCCAACGGCAGCAACTGCAACACTGATTAACCGTGCGGTTACTTCGGCTTCCGCTGGCAGTTATCGCTGCGAAGTTACCGATGCTACTGGCACGAAAATCACCTCCACCACTTCAGTACTCACCGTTACTTGATAGCGGTATTCCAAAGGGTAGCGCGCTGCCCTTGATAATAAACGCTAACCGGATATCACTATGAAGCCACTGACAGACATTGGAGAAATGCGGCTTTCTGAGTCCATTGAGGGAGGTAAAGATTACTTCTTCAAACCATCATTTGAGGCCATGGCATCGATTGGAACACCAGAGGAGATCGTCAGTACATTCTCACTGGTCCACGGCGCTGGAGTTCAAGAGTTAATCGAAAAAGTATCACTGCTTCCGTCCTCCATTCCTCAGCACATGTTAAATGCGTTATTTCATATGCCAGGCGAAAAGATACTTACGGCATCAATGCATGTTCTTCGCTGTTGTTACAAGGGATCAGATGAGTTGACGCCGCTAATCGGCGAATGGAAGGGCTGGAGTAACTGCGTTGTATATCGACCCGGCGCATTGCCCAAAGAGGACATTATCGTTCTCGCTCAACACCTGATGCAGCATGGCGTTGTTGGCAAGGCGAAGATCCGCAAGCTACAGCGTCATGAAAATAATGAGTATTCCACTGAGTTTAAGGCCATTGATTACATCATGGCTGCACGTAATCACTTCGGGATGAGCAGGGATGATGCAGCAAGTCTAAGCATGACAGAATTCACCATGTTGCTAGCCGCTAAATACCCTGATCAGAAAGGCTTTACCAGTGAAGAGTATGAAAGCGTGGCTGACGACTTCCTTGCCCGGCAAGCACATAAAAGGGCATTAGCGGCCCAGCAACAATAACCAGCTCCGGCTGGTTTTTTACGACCGGAGAATCTGAATGGCTGGCGAAGAGAATGTAGGAAGTATCGTTTTTGAAGTGGGCATGGAAACCACGGCGATGCTTAGCGGTGGAAAGCAGGTAAACAGAGTTCTTTCTGAGATTGAAGCATCGCTCGATGCGAGCATTAACAGCTTCAAAAAGATGGATACGCAAGTTTCTGCAACTGCACAGGCTGTTAGCCAGTCAACTCGTAGTTTCGGTGGGCTGAAGACCGCCATGCAGCAGGGTGGCTATCAGATCCAGGACTTCGTAGTACAGGTGCAAGGCGGGCAGTCTGCTCTCGTTGCATTAAGTCAGCAAGGATCGCAACTTTTAGGTGTATTTGGTGCTGGCGGCGCTGTGGCTGGCGCACTACTAACCATTGGTACGGTGATTGTTGGCTCGCTGATTGCTGGCATGGATAACGCGGCGGTATCGACAAAGGCGCTAACAGAAGCGCAGAAACGCCTGGCAGATATCTTTCAGGTGTCGTCAAACGGCGTTGTTGTTCTATCCGATAAGTTCGCCAAGCTCGCCGAAGTAAGCGAGAACGCAGCAAGAGCGCAGTTGACCATGGCGTTGATTGATGCGCAGAACGTCATTAAATCATCAGTACAAAGCGTGAATGAGTTAGGTGATGCCCTCGGAACGTGGAAAGCTCCGCTATCAGCAGCAATTAGCCAGATGGATAGACTGAAGGCAAAAGGGGTTGATGTTAAAAGTGCGCTTGATGAATTAGGCGGGACTTATGAAGGCAACATCGCTGGTCTAAACCAGTTAAATCAGGTTGTAACTGGGGTGTCAAAGGCGTTTGGCATCAGCTCCGACGATGCTATTAAATTAGTCCAGGCGCTTGCAGATGTCAGGCAAAACGCTAACCCTGACACAATCGCCGCCCTGCGTGATACGACTGTTGATTTAAGCCAGAAGTATGGCTTCGCCAATAAAGCGCTTTCTGAGTTCACTGGTAAGGTTGGTGAATACTCGATTAAATCTGACCAGGCTGCCGAATCTACTCGACTCGCTACTGAGATGCTTAATGGGCATAAAGTGGCATCGCAAGCAGATGCTGATGCTGTAGCGCAAAACACCAAGGCATTAGAAACCTACATTCAGATGATAAAGGATGAGGGCGCAACTATCGCCTTCACTGCCAGGCAAAAGGCGCTATACCGCGCAGAGCAACTCGGCGCATCAAAAGAAGACAAGGACGCCATAAATACTTCTTTTGATAAAATTGAAGCGTTTAAAAGCGAGCAAGCTGCAAAAAAGGATGCCGCAAAAGAAACAAGGAAGGCTGCAACCACTGCTGCATCAGAAGCCAAAAAATCCGAAGCGCAGCAAGAATCCGTCACTCGTAAACTAGAAAATCTTCGCGCCCAATCTGACCTAACCACTGAATCTATCGAAAAGCGCCGCATTGAAGAGGCCGGCCTTCGTGCTCAGCAATCACTTGGCAGTTCAGCGAGTCAGCAGCAACTGGCAGAGGCTAAAGCGCTAGGTGAAGCAAATGAACAAGCGGCTTTATCAATCCAGAAGAGAAGGGAAGCGGAGCAGGGTCAGAAATTTGCCAAGCAAGAGATTGCATCTAATCAATCGACTATTGATCCAGCAACCGGGAAAGCAATTGACCCAGTAGCTCAGGTAAATCTGCAAGAGCAGCAAAAATTGGAAGCGCTGGCTAAATATCAGGAAATTGATAAGCAAAATACTGCCCTCTATGAGCAGGCTAAAATTGCCATTCAGTCTGATGCCGCAATGCAGCGTAAGCAGATCTCCGATGATGAAAATGAACATCAGCGCCAAAACATGTCAGCATTGCTGGGTGCTACCTCTGACTTCTTTGGGCAAATGGCGGGCGCTATCGGTGATTACGCTGGCGAGTCTAGCGCTGCCTACAAGACATTGTTTGCTATAAGCAAAGGATTCGCTATTGCTCAGGCATCGATGAACCTCGTTACTGCGATAAGTAACGCCGCCGCGCTGCCCTGGCCTGCCAACATACCGGCTATCGCATTTGCGGCAGCGCAAGGTGCAAACCTTGTTAGCCAGATTCGTGGCGCTAAGTATGGTGGAGGTAGAGAGAATGGTGGGCCGGTATCAGCTGGTTCGATGTATCGAGTAGGTGAAAAAGGCAAGCCAGAAATTTACCAGGCCGGAAGCGGCAAGCAGTACATGATCCCCGGCGATAACGGTAAGGTCATCAGCAATAAGGATATGCAGAGCGGAAGCGGTGGAGGTGGTGGCGTTGTTGTAAACATCAATAACTACACTAGTTCAACCGTGGACGCGCAGGCGTCACCTGATGGTAAGGGCGGGTGGACTGTTGATGCGTTCGTTTATGACATCAGCAACGGCGGCCCAGCGAGCCAGGCGATTGAGCAATATCATCAGGCACCGAGAAAAGCGCGAGGGTGATTGTTGCGTTACCTTGCGCAATCTCTTTGATACCATTTGGGAAAATATTAATAACGGGATATGGATATGAAGAAGGTTTTGCTGGCGCTGGTCATTACCACAATGCTGTCTGGTTGCGTTTATCGCAGCACCGCTCACGCAGGAAAGGATTTCGACGAAACCAAGTCATCCCAGATTGTTTCCGGCAAAACAACCGAAGCTGACATGCTGAGATTGCTCGGGGAGCCAATTAAAAAGGATGTAGTTAGCGATCATGAGGTGAAGTGGGTTTACGAATACGTGACCTCTAACGCAGCTGTACGCGTGTTCAGTATGAAGCCAAAGGTTGATGTCACCAAGAAGACGCTTGAAGTGCTGATTCGCGACGGTGTCGTCGTAAATCATGCCCTGACAAATCCAGGCAAGACTCAGTACAAATAAAACAAACAACCATTAATCGACCTCGCTCCGGCGGGGTTTTTTATGCCCGGAGAAAGGTAAATGGCCGTTAATTACCCGGACTGGCTACCGCTGGCCCAGAAGTCGAAAACACCAAAGCCAGATACCGGCTTTCGCACTGACCTTCCTCAAGTTGGCGCACCAATATTCCAGAAGCTCACCGACGACCTGAAAACTGGCTTCTCGCTGACATGGATATTCACCTTGGCGCAGCACCGGGCATTCATACAGTGGGAGAGCAGCCCTAACTATCTGGATAAATCGAACCAGTGGTTCCTGATGCCGATTGGGATCGGCTCTGGTGCATACGGTGAGCCTGAAATGCAGGAGCTTCACTTTACTGCGCGACCAACATGGTCACAGTCCGGCTCCGTGTTCACATGGTCAGGCGATGTTAT